GGATGGTGCCCTTGGTCGGCGTCGAGCTGGCAGTGCCGGCGCCGTCGTTCGAGACGCGGGTGATCTTCGCGTTCTTGAGAAGATTGTTGAGCATCGTGGCCTCCTTCGGCCCGGGAAACTTGGAGGGAAAGGGAAGCGCCGCCCGTTGAGGCGGCGCTCAGGTGGTTGGCCTAGGAGGCTGCGATCTTCAGCTTCTTGACCGCGTCGGCCTGGCGGACGCCGCCGCCCACGCGCTTGCGGGCGCGGTAGACCACGAGGCCGCTGTCGGCGCCGGTGATGAAGTCGGCCTGGAACGACATCACGACGCGGTCGGCGATGCTGTAGACGCGCTTGAAGTCGCCGTAGGCCACCGGATAGGTGTCGGCGCCGATCGCCGGCATGTCCGGCATCTCGACGTAGGGCGCGCCCAGGATGGTGTTCGGCGTCACGCCGGCCACGCCGGGTGTCCAGAGGTAGCCGCCGGTGCCATCCTTGAGCTTGCGGATCGCCGCGATGGTCGACCGCGCGAAGATCAGAACTGCGCGCGCGGCATAGCCGGTCTTGATGCCGTAGATCAGGCTGATCAGGCCATCGGCCGTGATCTGGCTGGCGTGGCCGCTGACGACGTTGCCGATTGCCGAGTTCGTCAGCAGGCCCTCGGCCTGGTTGGCGGAGGCGACGCCGTTGATGAACTCGTAGCCCTCCTTGTAGGCGAACTGTTCGGAGAACTCCGAGCGAAGTTCGGCCTCGAGGTCGTAGTCGGCATCCTCCAGCATCTGCTGCGAAATCTCGGCGCGGGCGAACAGCTCGGGCGCCTGGATCTCGACCATGCCATAGGCAGGATCGCCGGTGTTGGTGCGCGCCTGGGTCTCTCCGACGCGGGTCGCCGACGCCGTGCCGGTGCGCTTCGGCTGCTTCAGCGACGGACCGCCGATCGTGCGGACGGTCGCCAGTGAGCGCATCGGCGACATCTCGATGATGTCCTTGATGATCTCCTTGGTGACGTCGGGCGGGGCGAGCAGGTAGCCGGCGCCGGCGTCGTCGCTGCGGATCAGGGCCGCCTTTCGCTTGTTGATCAGGCCGACGTCCTTCTGATCCCAGTCGACGACCGGCCGGCGGAGGCAGCGCATGTAGGCGGCTCGGTACTCGACCGTCTCCTTGTCGGGCGACCCGTCGCCACCCGGGCGCGGGCGATTCAGAATGGCCTCGACGCGATCGAGCTGCTCCTGCAGGGCCTCGGCCTTCTTCTCGGCCAGCGTCGCCTTCTGGTTTAGCGGCTCGAAGGTCTGCAGCGTCGCCTCGATCTTGTTCAGCTTGTCGTCGAGCAGCGCGTCGCGCTTCTTGAGGTTCGCCTCGTTGGTCTCGACGAACTCGTTGAACGCCTTCATGACTTCGGCGTTGGGGTCGATGTCGGGCATTGCTGCCTCCTGTGCGGTTACTTGAGGGATCGGATGAAGGCGGCGAGATGCGCACGTCGCGTGGCATCGGCGGCCTCGTTGTCGTCCCCGTCGCGGGGATCGGGCGTCGGAACGTCGCGCTTCGACGCAAACACGGATGCCGCCAGCGAGGCCATTCGCTTGGCGACTTGGTCTGGTTGTCGCTCGCCTTCGCGATACAGGCGCTCGAGTTCCCGAACTGCGGGACGCTCTTTTTCGTCGGGCACCAGGTCCGCCGGGGTGTGCCGGTACAGGGCGAGCAGCGCGGACTTGGCCGGCTTCTCCTTCTTCGTCTTTGCCGGGACCACTTCGTCGGCGAACCCTTCGTCAACAGCGGCCTGACCGCGCAGCCAGGTTTCAGCAGCGAGCATGTCGGCGACGGCCTTGGTCGATTTGCCGGTGCGCGCGGCGTAGATGTCGACGATGCCGCCTTCGAGGATGTCGAGCACTTCGCCTTCCTTGCGCATCACCTCGGCGTCGCCCATCGCGAACGACCAGGGCTTGTGCACCATCATCGACGAGCCCTCGCCGATGCGGATCGTATCGCCCGCCATGGCGATCACCGACGCGATGGAGGCGGCGATGCCCTCGACGGTGACGATCACGTTCGCCTTGTGCGCGGCCAGCGCGTTGTAGATCGCGACGCCGTCGAACACGAGGCCGCCCGGGGAGTTCATGCGGACGTTCAGCGTCTCGACGTCGAGCGCGGCGATTTCCTTGGCGACGTCCTCGGCGACGACGCCGCCGAACCATCCGCCGATGTCGCCGTAGATGAAGACGGTCGCTTCGCCGTCCTGGGCGGCGTCAAGGCGCACGAAACCGTGCGCGAGCGGGGCGCAGGCGCGGGCGCGGGCGCGGTTGCCCTGCAGGGCCGCGAGGTCGAGCGACTTCTTCGGCATCGGCTATTCCTCGGCTGGCTCTGGCTGGGCGTCGAGCTTGGCGAGCACGTCGTCGAGCTCGTCCTTGGCGGTCCGAATCTTCTTCTCGTTGGCGGCCGACAGGACGCGGCCGACGTTGACGCGACGGCGCGCGGTCGGCGGCACGCCGTCGTCGCCTTCCACATCCTCGCCACCGTCTTCGAGCGGCGGCCCGCCGTTGTGACCTGCGCCCGGGGGCCCGGCCTTTGCGGCGTTCTCCGCCGTCATCATGTTTCCGGGCACGAGATGGATGTCGCCGCCCTCGTACCCGTCCTGATCCTCTAGTTCGAGAATGTCGTTCGGGCTGACGGCGCCCATCTGGAACATCTTCCAGTAGTACTCCGCGCGATCCTTGGCCGCCCCGCGCAGAAGCTCGGTGTCGAAGAACTTGATGTAGTAGCCCTCCCGCCACTCCTCACGGGTCAGGAGCTGGCGCTTCATCGCCATCTCGAAGCGTCGATGCCACGGCCGTGCGGTGCGCACGTTGTGGTGCAGGAACATCTGCTCGGCGCTGGCGTAAGTCGTAGCCTTGTCGGAATGGCCGACCATGATTGGCAGGACGCCGGCGTGCCGGCAGACTTCCTCGACCTGGTAGCGTCTGGTCTCGATATGCTGCGAGTCGACGCCGGTCATGCTCATCTGCGTGTACTTGGCACTGCGATCGATGAGGAACGGCCTACCGCTGTTCTGAGCGCCGACGTGGTTTTGGGTGAGCCAGGTATTCAGGCGGGCATACTGCTTGTCGTCCAACGTCCCCTCGACGCTGTAGACGCCTGTGGTCTGAATGCCATTGCCGAAGCGCGATGCGTGCGCGCGCTCCGTCGCCATCGCCAAGCCCAGCGCCTCTCGCGCCAGGTTGGCGATGTCGAGGCCGCGCCAGGCGTCCCACGACGGTCCGCGCACCTCCCAGATTGCCGCCTGCGGGATCTCCATCGTCTCGCCATTGGCCGCGGTCGCCGTGTACTTCAAGCTGTAGTCGTCGTTCTGCTCGACACGCACGCATTCAGGCCGGAGCGGGATCAACTCGACCACGCGACCCCGGACACGATTGACGAAGCACCTGCCCGCGCCCGTGAAGAATGTGTGCATCGCCATCGTCTCGCGAAGCTGCAGGCTGTCCATCCAGCCGTTGGGCGCCAGCGTGAGCAGCTCGTTGAGCGGGTGGTCGGTTGCCTCCGTCCGTCGGCCTGTCGCCGGGTCCTTTCGCATGACCTTGCACGGCACCGTGGCGACGTCGTCGGCGATGACGAGGCCGCAGCGCAGCCAGGTCGAAACTCGGAGCGCCGTCGTCCAGTTCACGCTCTCGCCGGCCGCCGTCTGCGCGCCGAGCCCGAGATCACTCCAGAAGGGCTCTTGAAAAGCGACGTTGAAACGCGGCTCGACACGATCGGCGACTTCTGGGCCGCGCCAGGCGCTGGCTATGCGCGACCAGAACGACATGCGTGATCCTTTCAGGTGGCGGCCGATGCCGCCTCAGTCTCCAAGTCCCAAAAGGAACGGCCGGGCGCTTCAGGGTTCGTCGCCATGAACGTCACGGCGTCGAACAGTGCCATCACCGGGTCGATCTTGGCGTCGCCCGCGTTCTGCTTCGTCGCCCTGATCGCGGTCGCGGTCGGCTCGATCTTGAGGTTTCCGACGCACCAGTCCATCAGGCTCGACGGGGCATGCTTCAAGGTGCCGTTCGCGAGCTTACGCTCGGCCGTCTTGATCGCGTTCATCATGGCGTAGCCCTGTGGCGCGCCCTTCAGGAGTTCGTTCTCGACGGTGATCTCGACTTCCGCCAGCGCGTCGGTGAACTCGCCGAGGCCGGCGGGGTCGACGGCGACGTGCGCGAGCAGGCCGCGCTCCTTGATGTCGACGATGATCTCGACGATGGCCGAGATGTCGTCAAGGGCGTCGTCTACGATCGTCAGTTCGCCGCGCGTGCGATAGTCCTCGAGTTGCGCCGCGATCGACTTGCGGCGCGAGAGAACGCCCGCGTGGCACCAGGCGTGCGACCACGAGAGCCAGCGCTTCGTATCGCGCTCACGGCCAAGCACAGACAGGCCGAACAGGTCGTCGAGACCGCCGCCGTCGATGCCGACCACGATGACTTCGCAGCGGTCGAGCAGCGCCTGCAGGTCCAGTTCCTCGGTTGCCAGGGACCAGTATTCGGCGCCGGCCCACATGTCCGTCCGCAGTCCGACGCCGACCTCGATATTGAGATGCTGCGACACCCACACCCGCTTGTCGGCCAGGCCCTTTCGGCTCGCGTTCCGATAGCCCTCTTCCAGGTCGGCCAGGTGGACCGATCGGCCGAGGTTCGGGTTGACCATCGACCAGTTCGCCGGGTCGCCCCACTTCGCTTCATCCCGCGCGATGTCGTCCGGGAACTCGTAGAGCACCGGCAGCATGCGACTGCTTGCCCGGCCGTCGCGGACATCGCGCGCCATGTGCAGCTCAGCCCTGAACGCGCCCGCCGGCACGCCGTCGCTCTGCGTCGTGATGAAGGCGAGGAAGCCCTCGGTGTTCTTGTTGATGCCGCCCCTGATCTGCACCAGCACCTTGGCGGCGTTGGCGTTCTTCGAAATCTCATGCAGCTCGTCGACCAGGACCGCCACCGGCATGGCGCCGGTCAGAATCTTGAGATCGAAGGTCGCGATTCGGAGCTTCGCGCCGGTGACGAGATCGCGGATGTCCTTCTTGTGGTCGCGCGGCTTGAAGCGCCGGGACAATGCCGGATCGAGCGCCACCATGCCCTTGGCCGCCTCGAACGCCCGCTCGGCGGTCGCCTGGGTCGGCCCGACAAGCAGATATTCGGCCCGCGGCCTGGTGTTCATCAACAGCGCAACCACCATCAGCGCCGCGCCGTAGGTCGTTTTCGAGCTTCCCTTCGGCGCCAGGGCGAAGACCTCGCGAATGTGCCGAATGTTGCTGTCAGGATCGCGGGAGCCGAACAGCGCCCGCACGATGTCCCGGAACCAATCCGGGCAGGCGTCCCGCAGCAAGGGCGCGCCGGTCACATTGGAGAGCCGCAGCTGGTCGAAGAACTGGACCGCCATTTCGGCTTCGTCTGCGAAGAGAGGCAGGGCCGGCACCAGCGGCATTCGGCCCCTGATGCGGCTCTGCCAGTCAGGCTGCGCGAGCCGCCATTCCCTCAGTTCAGTGCCGCCCTTCGAGCGAGCAGTTCGCCCATCTCCGTCGACGTGTCCGGCGTCGTCGCCTCGATTTGCTGCAATTCCTTCTTGCCGAGCTTCGGCACCTTCGGCGCCGGCTCGGTTCTGGCGGTCTCGGCGAAGGCGAGCCGGTCGTTGAGCTGCTTCGCCGCGCTGGCGTTCTTCTTCGCCATCTTGCGCAGGTTGCGCAGGTTCTCGAGCTGCACCTTGTCGCGGCCGTACTGAAGCTCGTCGGTGAAGTGCTTTTCCAGCGTCGGGCGCGAGATCCTGAGCTGCAGGGCGATCCGTTCGTTTGACCATCCGTCAGCCTTCATGGATTCGACGTCGCCGCGCTGCGCCCTCGTCGGCTTGAAGGGCGGCTGCCCAGCCATCGCGATATCTCCGATTTTCGGGAAAAGAATTCTTTGGCAAAGCGGGCCGGGGTTTGGGGCTCAAAAAGCCCGAGCCGAAAATAAAATCCGCGAATGGCGACCCGGGCGGCTGGACCCCCTAGGGGTCCAAGAATCGACCCCCCCTCCCGGCCCCGCGCAACTTTCTTGCGCGCCCTAGGGGTGGTGTGTGCGCCGCACCATGCGCCTACATGTTGACTTGCGCCGCAGCATCCTTCGCAACCGCAGCGAGGTCGCGCGCTCGCCTGTCCACCGCGCATCCGAGGTGCGCCAAGTGGACATTGCTCCAGTCGTGCTTGCCGCCCTTCGACGGAGCGACGTCGTGGCCAGAGCAGCCGCTGCGCTTGTCCGGGTACGCTATCGTCTGATCGACAGCCTCGCCGCAAATGCGGCACATCCAGCCATCGCGGTTGGCCACGTCCTCGCGATCGAAGAGCGCCTTCTTGAGCATGCGCTTGATGCTCTGCTTTCTGGCCAATCGAGAGGGCCATCGTTTGGCGGCGCCGGCACACTCGACGGAGCAGAACTGGCCCTCGTTCACCAATCCCCTGTTCGCCTTGCCGCTCGGCCGCCGCATGGTGAACGCCTTGCCGCAGGCCACGCAGGTCCGCGCGTGTCGCGCACGCGCCCTGTCTGCCCTCCAAACGTTCTGAAGCCTCTTCGCCCGTCGCTGTCCGCAGGTCTGTCCGCAGCATAGCCGGCCGCGGTCTGTGGCTTGGAAGGGCGCGCCGCACTCGGCACAAGCGAGGCTGTGGAGGGTCCTGCCCTGGCGCCTTGGCTGGACGGTCCTCCGCTCGCGGCTCCCTCGGTTGGCGCGAGCCCTTCGGCATTCGTCGGAGCACAACGTCTGGTGCCTGCGGGCCACCGTGAAGCTGAAGGCGGACCCGCATTCGACGCAGGATGACGAGACGATACGTCCGGATGTAGGCTGGTACGAAGCCATGATGCTGCTCCTAACAGCGTCCTTGGTCAGGCCCTCGCATGGTGTTTCCAGCACCGTGCGGGGCCGCTTGAATACTACCGCAGTCCGGCCCTTTTCGCCCGCTCTCGGTTGGTCTTTTCCACATGATGTGGCTGACACATCAGCATCGTGTTGCGGCGATCGAGCGAAGCGCCGCCATCGCGAACCTCGACGATGTGGTCGACCGTGTGGCCGGGCCGGTTG